CTTAATGTCTGTTTACCAGCTTTGCGTTCCTGTTCAGCACGTTGCAAATCTATAAGATGAGCAGTTTTAACAAAACCCTCTACTCCAAATTCAGATAATACTCTTCTTCTTGCTTCTGAAATTGCGGTTACGTCCCTTTCTAGTCTTGACGGATCAAATTTAAACTCCATCTTGACCATGTTTTTTATATCTTCTCTATCATAAAACCACGCCTCGCCCTTCAAACTTTGTGCAGCAACATCATTTGCCTGTGCTACAGCAGCTATATATAAGTTTATTTGAGAAGCCACATCTTCCAGTTTCTTTATATCATATGGTTTAAGAATTTCTTTCTTTTTAAGAATGTCAATATCCGCAAACTTTTTAATACCTAATTCTCTAAATCTCTTCACCATATTTTTATCTACAGTTTTGATATCTATAATTTTTTCATCAATGTATTTTTTAGTTTCCTCATCAAGCCTTTGTTGGATCATGTCTACATGCCCAGTAATCATACCTACTGTGTTGTCAACATAATCTACTAACCTTTCAATATCATATGTAACTTTTTTACCGGTTGCTGCCTCTAGCTCTTCCTTAGCTCCAATCTGAATTTTTCTATGTAATACCGTGCCTAAAAAGCCCGCTGCAGTAGCTTTTTCTGGTAATTTTTCTTTGTCAGACATAATCTCTTCAACAGATCTGATTTGTTCTTCTTGGAATCTCGGTCCCTCCATAGTCCCTTTATATCCGAATCTACCACCGCCGGGTAGAGCACTGGCTCTATACATAGTTTCATAAGTTGCTTTCATTGTTTCAACTACACCAGAAGCTTTCGCACTTAATCTCTCTAACTCTTCAACATCATACTTTTTAGTAACACCAGCTTGTGCTGCTTCTACCACACCCCTAACTGCAGCAGTCGGTGTAAAAGTGAGACCAATACCCTCTGCCACACTATGTATATGAACAGATATAATCTCACCACTTGGACGTCCTGTCAATGGCCCTGGAACTCCAGGACCCATTCCAGATGGTATAGCTGGCGGTCTAACAACTTCTTTTCTAAAAAACATATCCTTTGCAGCATCTGTTGCTGCTTTTGAGGCAATTTTTTCTGTTTCTATCTTTGAAATAGTTGGTCTACCTTTAGGTGGGGTAATAGTAGATTTGATTTCTGACCTCAATATCTTTTCTATATCAGCTTGTGGCGGTAATAATTTAGTTTCAAACCCTTTTGCAGCTAAAAGAGCAGCGATGGCTTTATCCATTTGCGCAACAGCTTGTGCTTTTTCAATGAGCAATTCTGTAAATTCATTTATTCTTTCATTACGTTCTGCTTCGTCAGATACACCTGCAAATCTTTCTCTGGCATAGGCACCAAGTATTGGCATTTCAAGTTTAATTTCAGTTTTGGCTACTTCACTAAGAGGTGGAATTCCCGCTAATAAAGAAATTTTGTCCACTTCTTCCCTTAATTTTTGCAAAGAAACTCCTGTTTCTTCCAAAGGAGCTATAAGTTGTCTCATTGTACTAGGAATTTCAGGCATTCCTGGCTCAAGTATTCTTTCTGCTATATCCTTAAGTTCACGTTTCTCACCTACAGGATAGCCTTCTTTTCTAAGTTTAGTTATATACTGCTCTCTTTTTTCTTGCTCTTTATAAACATTTTCCATAGCGGTTAGTACCATTTCACTATAAGCTCCGCCAGGTTGCATTTGTGCAGCTTCTTTAAGAGATCTAGCAATACTTAATGCTACTTCTTGAGCTTCCCTATACTGGGTTTCTAATTTAGTACCCTTCAAAACATCTGGAATTTTGACTTCAGGAGCAGTCTCTCTATAAGCCTCTGCTATTCCTCTTTGCGTCGCACCAAAACCCCTGAAAGCATACAACGGCATTCTTTTTCTGGTAATTGCAGGTATACTTATTCCTTCTGGTTGTGTTTTTTGATATTTTACTTCTTCTCTAGCAAACTCAGCTGGTGCTTGCCAAGGCCTTCTCTGCATAAACTCTATTCTTTGTGGTGGTTCTAATGATTCAATGTGGGCTGTAATAGCTTCTATAGCATCTTCCTCAATTTGCTTAGCTAACTCCTTAAGGAAACCTTCGAATCCAATTAATTTAACAGCCTCTTCAACAGCCGCTTTTCTACCTACCATAGAGACTTCTGGCATACCTCTTGCCTTACGTACTCCAGCAATTTCTTTTTTAATTACTTCAGTAGGCAGTTCACCTAATCTTCTTTCTATCACTCTCTCACTAGTCTCAGCAAACTCTCTTAATTGGTCATAATCTTTATTCGCAACAGTTCCTAATAATCCTATTTTTTCTAATAACTCATTTACGCCCTCAGTACCTTTGGCTAACAAACTGGTTATTTCACCACCTACTGGTTTCTCTCCGGCCAATTTAACATCCATACCTTTTTGCTGAGCAAAACGGCTTAACTCATTCATAAATGTGTGAAGTTCGGATTCTGGAGAAATACGGCCATGTATTTTAAGACCTGTTGGCCATCTTTTTCTAAATGTTTCTGCTGTGCCAGTACGAAATTCTCCACCAGCTTGTGGTTCAATCATACCTGCACCAAAACCCATACGAGCTTCTGATAATCTTTGTAATCTATAAATAGCCTCTGTCTCTGGACCTGTATGTAATTTGTACAGTTGACCTATTATTGCATCAGCATATTTTTGCTCATACAAACTTTCACTTATTCCTGCTTCTATTAATTTCGAAAAATTATCACCCAACGCCTTTATTGCTTCTAATAAAGCTTTTGAAGTATCATTACCTTTTTCAATATTAGCATTTATCATCCTAAAAATTTTCTCTTTCATCTGTGGTTCAACTACCTGCTCTTCTACCACTTCTTTTAATACTTGATGGACTGGTTTTTCGCCTGCGCCTGCTAAAATTCTTAATTTTTCTTCTGGTTTTAAAAATTCTAATTTTTCTGTAATATCTGGTCTCTTAAGAAATTCATATCCTTTTTCAGGCTCCCATTTCTGTTCAAAATAAGTTAACAAATCTGCAAATGGAAATCTGGTACTTGTGGCCCCTGGTCTTGCTTCTTCATAACCTCTAACCTCTCTCCACGCTGTTTCAATCGTATCTGTGGATTTATTTAAAAAATCAAAATGTTTCTTTATATCTTGTCTAGCACCAGCTAAAATACCAGAATGTGCTTCAATTTCATCACCATCAAAATCTAACTTCTGTTGTATAGCAGTATATTTAGGTAGTACGTCAGATATTGCTTGATTTAATTTATTGATGTTCTCAGTAAGGTTGGTTAATTCATCAGCTGGAGCCATTCCACCTCTCGCTTCGGCTCTTTCATGAAGTTCTTCCCTCATTTTTGTTAATTCGTCTCTTACGCTTTCTACCTTTTTTATTTGTTCTACGAAACCTGGTTTACCAGCTTCAGTAGCCATTCTCATTTCTGGAACTCCTGGTACTGCATAAGTATATTTACCTTTAGCCAATTCTGGTTCTTTTAATATTCTAGCTCTATAAGGTTGTAATGAGGAAACACCTGTAAATGGATATCTTAATGTTTCTACGTGAGGAACTAATTCTTCTTCTATAAATCTCTTAATAGCATCCACATCAGATTTAATATCTATTTCACCCAATCCTTTTTCTAGCTCCTCTTTATATTCTAACATCTTATAAAGACTAGATTCTACACGTGTTTCTCTCAATGGTTTCATAGATAAAATAGGTTTTTTATCTATCATTTCATAACGCTTTTCAAAAGTAACTGGGATTTTTTTAGCAAGATATGGAGGTATTCCTAATTCTTGTTGTTTTAAAATAGGCCTTCCAGATTTTTTATACTTACTTATAATATCTGCATGTTCTTTACCTATCTCATCTATAACATTGGCAATTTGTTCAAATTGTTCGAAATATTCCTTGAATCCAACATCTGCAGTCAGTTCTCTTAACACGCTACTAAATCTTTTTAATTCCTCGGTTCTATTAGTGACAGCTACTATTGCTTTTCCCAAAACAGCTGGGGCTTTTCTTTCAAATAAAGTTGTTTGTAAAGCACCACCTTTACCTAAAGCTGCTTGTGCAAGTTCTGACAGATACTGAACTTTTGCTTTCCTCAGTGCTGCAAAACTTCTATCAATCTCTTTTTCGTCTCTTACACTAACTCCTATCTTTTTAGCAAATTCCTCTCCGCCGCCGGCTATAATTTCTTTTTTTATTTTAGGAACAGCCGCTTGAAGGTCAGGACGGCCTTTTGGACCAACACCAACTAATATATCGGACATTCTATTTATAGTAAGTTGAAGTGCGTCTTCATAAGTTTTACCTGCTCGTTTAGAATACTCACTTTCCCATCTTTTGAGAAATTTATCAATATATTGCTTTTCTGTTGTACCAGCTTCATATCCTGGTTTTTCTGCTCTGAAAGGTGCTTCTATTTCTATGTCTTCTAACCCTGACCAAAGTTGTTTTGCTATTTCTTGCTTTCTTTTCAAAGGTGCTTTTTGAGCTTCTTTTACAAGATTTAAAATATTTTCTCTCATCACTTTTTCAAAAGCTTCAGGCTCTGGTGGCTTAAGAGCTTTTTCAGTTCTTAGTGCCATATTGATTATTTGTTGGAGCCTTCTTGCAATTGCTTCCATCCCAAATTCACCAGCAACAAGCTCTTCAGGATAAGTTTGCCTTGCTAAAGCTCCTGGAATATAAAAAGGTTCTCTTAAAACTTCTCCTTTTTTGCCCCTTCCAACTGGTAATTTAACTTTAAATTCCGTAGCATATTTTTCTAAATCTAATATAGTATCTCTGAAACTACGTTCTAAGTCTTCTTTACCGAACGTGCCTGTGGGTGCCTCAAAAGGTCTTAATTCCCCTAATGGAACTTCTTTGAGGCCCTTCATTAATGCCTCTCCCATTTCCTTACCAGGACCCGCAGTAGCCATTGCCTCTAATGCTTTTATATATTCCCACTGTTTCTTGAATTCTAAAGAAGTACTTTCTCTAATTTGTTTCATTAATGGTGATTTTTCACCAAAAACTGAAGCATACGCAGCATAAGCAGGTAAATTAAGTGCTGCTCCTTTCTTAAGTTCTTTTACTTCTCTCAAACTCCATTTTTCTGTAGCGTGTGGTTCTTCAATTATTTGAACAAATTTAGGACCTACTACACTTTTGGTCGCCTTTCCATATTCATTTTTTACTTTTACATAATAATTTGCCATAGCTTCAAAAGCTGCCGCCCTTTCAGCCATAATCTTTGCTTCCTCTGGAGCCTTTCCTTCTGCAACAAATTTTTCAAATAGTTCTTTTTCAATTTCCTCTTTTGAAGGACCTGCCGCTTCAAAACCTAATGCTTTACTATACTTACTTAACAAACCTTTTTGTCCAGTAGTTCCTAATAATTCTTCGTAAACAGGTTTTTCAAGTCTCGGTTGTATAGTAGTAACTCCCGCGCCGGCGCCGATCACATTACCCATTATAGTTTCTATAAATTCTGCTTGCAATCCACGTTTGACAGCTCCACGAGCACTTATTCTTATATCAATAGGTTTTTCTTCATAAAGAACTCTTTCCTCTTTAGGAATTTCTCTTTTATAAAGAGTTTTTAGTTGTATTATCCCTTCAACATCTTTAACTAACTCCTCGCCATACACACGCCTTATGATGGTCGTAAAATCTTTAAAAATTTGAGCTTGTTTTTCAACTTCTTCCTGCACACCCAGACCTTTTGCAATCTTATCTGCAGCATCACTAAACATGCTAAGCATAAATTTATTCCCAGATTTAACCAAATCCTCTTGTAATCTTTCAATATTTTTAAGTCTTCCGAATTTTGGTGCTTTTTCCTGTTTTGATATTTGTCCTACAATATCAGCAGCCAATTGACCCATAGTTCTAGGAACTCTTGCAACTCCCAATCCTTCCTCTCCAACTGGTGTTATACTTACACCCTTAGATCCATACCTAGTTGTAAACTTCCTTCCGAAATAATTCATAAAAATCTCAGCTAATTTAGCTTTTTGGATTTCTATTTCTTCCCCTCTTATTGCTACAAGCTCTTTTTGTACACTCTCTATTAATGCTTTATCTGCTTCTTTTTTATACTCTTTAGGTACGCCAAGTATTTCCATATACTTTTTTGATATGGTTCCTATCTCTTTAGAAACATCTCTAAGTGTGCCTAGTTCTATTTCAGTAACATGAGGACCTCCAATACCAGCACTTATTCTACCTTTTGGGCCTGGTTTTACTAAAGTACTTACTGCTTGTGTTAGAGCCTTAGCCAAGTTTCCTGAAACAACAATTTGGTCTTCGAATGTATCGGCTGAATGACGAAGTTCAGCTAAAACATTAAAACCATATCCTGTAGTACCATACCTTCCACCAGAGATAAGCTCACGTTCTCTTGTGGTTCTAAATGTAGGTTCTTCAGTAGTTAAACCAACAACACCATGCACTTTTCCAACTTCCCTATGTAGAGTGGACATAGCACTATTAACATAACCTATTTGCTTACCAAGTCTACTGAATTCTCCAAAAGGTGCTTGGTCTAATAATTTTTCTGTATATAGTTTAATTGCTGTTGCACCCAAAGGAGCCAAAAATTTTGCCTTTGGATCGATAGGTCTAAATTCTTTATATCTTGCTGCTTGCTCTTCCGGAGGACCCAATGTTGAAATAGTTTTAACTCCTATTGGTATACCACCAGGACCCGCATATCTCTGAAGTCTTTTTGATGCCTGTACCGTTATGGACGCTCCAGTCGCTGTCAGCCCTTCATATTCTTGTAACATCTCTCTCAAATTCATATTTATATCTTGTATCTTCTGGGCTTGCTTGCGCGCATTCATTTCAAGTTCTTCCTCTGCTCCCTTGAAAATTGGAGATGTTTGAAAGAAAGTTGTTGTAACTTCTTCTTGATGTTTACCTCTTCTAACTTTTCCAGGCTCGATAATAGGCATTAACTGCTCAACCTGTGCAACAGCTTGTTCAAATTCTCTTATTAATCTTTCGTAACCAGGCTGTTTTGCCAAGGCCGCCAAAGGCTCTCTTCCCCCTTTTTCTCCTTTAAGAACTCTTCTATAGATATCATATACATTTTCAAACTTTATAGACTCCATGGATTTAACGACATCATAAGCAGAAAGTCCCAATGTTTCCATGTGTTTTATAAAATCATCAAACATCGCTGGCAAATTTACTGAAGATTTTCTGAACGTATTTATACCGTCTTCTATTTTCTTTTCATAACCAGCTATAGTTCCAACACCAACTCTTTTTCTTTTTGCTCCTACCATAGTAGCGGCCTCTTTATATTGCTCCATTACGAACTCAAATTGCTCTGGGCCGGTCCTAACCATTCGTGTTAACATGGTTTTTGAAAGTTTTCTTGCTTCTCTTAATTGCTCTCCTTTAGGCTTCATACCGACATCAATTATTTTTTTTGCAAATAAATGTTTTTCTTCGCCTGGCATAGCACCTTTTTCTAACATCTCTCCGTATAGCTTTTCAAACCCTGTTTCATAAGTAGCAAATCGTGGTAACGCTCTTTCAGTACCATATCTAGTCTTAAAAATAGCAGTGCCTGTTTTAGAAACCTGAGCTGCTGGGATAGCTATCCTTCTGACTAGCTCTTTTTTAGATATAGCACGTTCTACTTCCTCTGCGGCAAACGTTTCTTTAAATACACCTTCCAAAGAAGCAGATAACCGCTTTTCTATTTCTTGACGCATTTCTTCGCTTACTTCAGGGGCTTTATATTTCGGTTTAGCTTTAATTTCTTTAAGTATGTCTGCATTAACCTCACTGATAACGTCGTTTATTTTCAACGCCTCTATATCTTCGACAGATGCTTTCTTAAGCCATTTACCAATTCTATCCGCCTGCACAGCAGACTGCCTATGTATTCCGGCAATCCGTTTTTTTTGCTCTTCTTTATATGTTTTCAATATTGTAGAAGGATCGGTAATACCAGGCACAGCTTTGCCCAAATCTTGTAGCTCCTTCTGTAAACCTTTTTTACCAAAAACATTAGCTATTTGTATTACCCATTGCTGACCAACATGTTTTAATTTCTTATCTAAGACTTTCCATCCATATTGTTTGAATGCCGTACCAGCCTCTAATCCCTGTATAAGATCCTTTTCTAATTTTGCCAAAGACAATGACAGCGCATCTGCCTTTTCTTTTACAGCTTTTCTTACATCAGCTCCATAACCTATTTCCGTACCCTTTAACTCATACCCAACTCCAGGTTTTATAACTTCGGCAGGGAATTTTTTATGTGCTTCCTGCAAGAATTTTATTTTATCCATTGCAGCTGGCAAAACTTTCTTCTCTCTTGGAAAAAGAGGTATTTGTTTAATTTCTTTAGTTTTACTCTCTATTGCATTTGTTAATTTGTCAACGGCTTCGCCTGTCTTATCAAATTTATCTTTTACTTTTACAGTTTCAAGTTCCCTTTTCATGCTTTTGATTACAGTATTAAAATCTTTAAATCCCAATCCCTCAAGTTCAACTACAATTTCTATAATAGCTTCTTTAAGATTATTAATAGGTATTTTTAAAGATGGTGCGTCTATAGCCCCTTGTAAACCCCCCGCTCGTTTGCCAAGTAATGGATAATCCCCTCGTTTATAAGCACTTTTCATTTCCTCGGCAGCTGTCTGTAGTTTTTCCCGTTTGAAACCAGCTGGCGCTTCTTTCCATAATTTTCTCATTTCATTCAGAGTTTTATTAAAAGATGCATCTACCTCTTTCATAGCATCTTTTACATTAACAGCTATATCTGGTATCTTAGCAGTAGAAAAACCTTTTTCAAAACCTTTCTTTACTGCTTGTTTTACTTTTTCTTCAACAGATTTTGTGTCGACGTCGAAATCAACTTTTAATTTTTTCAAGGAACCTGTTATTTCATTAACTATTTTAGAGAATCCTTCAAGTTTACTAACTAATTCTCTCCACCCTTTAGTGTTTATATCAACACCAATCTTTTCAGGTAATTTTCCTAAGCTTTGATTTAAATCAGCAATGGATTTTGGATCAATTGAAATTTTCCCAGTTTGTATAGCAGTTTTTATTTCTTTTTGTAAAGTTTTGAACTTGCTGAAAACATCTCCTATACTTTTTACGTTATCATCTAATCTTTTTACACTACGTTCTAATTCGCTCCCCTTAAAAGTAGGTGATTTTCTAAGAGCTTTTTCCAATGCTTGGGCAACTGCAACAGCGGTAATCTTTGCAAATTTTTGTGGGTCTTCTTTTGCACGTTCTTTTATACCAGCTACTTTTCTAGTTAATGCAGTTGTTATACCTTTTAAACTATTCTTAACTCCTTTTACCTCATTAGTTACACTCTCTATAGCTTTGGCTGCGCCTACTGTAGACTCTTTAACTCTTTTGGCTTCTTGGATGATTTGCCCAATTGCTTGCATTACACGTCTAATTTCTCCTACATCTATACCACCATCACTTTTTCTCATTGCTGCAATCGCTGTAGCCAATTTATCAATTTTATTAATACCAGATTTTAATGCCACTGCAAATTTACCAATTTCTCTAATACCAGCTCCAGTTTCTTTAGGTATTGCTCTCCTCATGGCTCCCGTTATAGCCTGCTCTAATCCTTTAGTATCTTCCAGCTGTATTCCTTTTCTAGACAACAAAGAATTTATAGCAGCAACTATAGTCTTACCTTGTCTATCAATACTTTTTTCGACTGATTTTAAATTTTTATCGGTGGAGGGGGCTGTTGCAGTTTTTGATTGAAATGCTTTTACAAGTCGATTTATTTGTTGTGTTCCAGCAAGGAGAGCTACTTCCTTTGATATGGCAACAAGTTCTGCTTTTGTTATACCACCAGACGCAGCTGTACCTTTAGGCTGAATTCGTGCTTTTATAAACTTAGTAAGAATTTCCTCGAATGATTTGGATAATTTATCAGAAGTGGTTTTAGAACTACCTTTAAGGATCTTTTCAAGGCTTTTAAGAAGCCGCTGGTAATCAACATCACCTGCAGGTTTACGTCCACCTGTACCTACACCACCGGTTCGTTTCGTACCCTGAAAGAAATTGAAATTATAGTCTTCAGCCAAGAATAGCACCTCCAGTAAACATTAATTTAAATAAAGCTATGCCTAATTCAAACACCTATACCCTATATTCCAAACACCTAACCTCGCCTAGCTTTTTTCCTTATATCAATTCTATTTTTAATTCTTTGCGCTTCTCTTGGTTTATCATATTTTATATCTTCATATAATTCATTAGACTGTGTTACAATTACTTCTTCTTTATCAAATGCTGATAATTTCCCCCATGTTTTATTTTTACTTCGCCTGGCCGCGTCCTCTTTAGTCCTTTCATTATAATAAGATGTCATATAGGCATCCAACGCCTCATCATCATCTATAATTAAATCAGGGGGTCTATCCTCTGAAAGCATCTCATAAATATTTTGATAATAATTTGACCAATAAGCCAAATTTAACATATCATTTGTATATTGTGATGTCGGTATCCCAAAAAGAGGGTCCGATATCTTTTGGCTAGTTACGTACCGTATCCGCCATAAATTATTTCTTGCTATAAATCTGATTAACTTAGTATCTATTCCTCTATAAAACTTTAAAAATTCAATTAAAATTTTATCTTTAAAAACAATATTTGTTTCTTTTAATAAATCTTTGTAATTTTTCCAATATAATTCGTTCTTATCAACATTATATGTACAAGCATGACAAAAAAATAATGACCTCTCTTCTTCCGCTTTTACTTCTGCAGACATCATCAATTTAGAAGTCTTTTTAAATTGTAACTCACTTATTTCTTCTTTTAATTTATTTACAATTCCTTTTAATCTGTCTTGACGTGCTTTAACAACCACAGTTTTGGCTAATAAGATTTCTTGCCCAGTTAATTGAGATTCCAATTTTTCAAGTTTTTCCTCGTCCGCATCAGTAAAAATATTTCTTTCTTTTATCAATTCCTTCAAAGCTTCTGTAGTAAACATTCCTTCAGATATAGCTCTATCACATGCTTCATCATAAACAAGATTGGCCCTAAGTTTAATAGTATTGTCTGGTTGTCTAAATTCAATACAAATATCCTTAGAGCCATCCTTTATATATAAAACATTAATACCAGTAAAAATCTTACATAAATACCTCTCCAATTGTTCGTGAGTAATATCCATTTTTACTTACTATCATCTGTTTTCTTTTTCGTTCTTTTTGCTGAAGTCTTTTTTTTCCTAGTAGTCGTTTTAGGTTTTGTTTCTGCTTTTATAATCTCTTCTTCTTCTTGAGTTATAGCCTCAGCAGCTTTTAAAACTTCCTCAGCTTTCTGTATAATCTCTGTTTCTATTTCACGCATAGCCAAAGCTTCAGGCGTTCTATCTAGAAAATCGGATTCTAGACCTTGCAGATATAACATTATCTCTAGTCTAGATCTTACCGCCAATGCAGCTAGGTCTTCATTTTTCTCTTTCAAATAATTATCAAAAGAATACCACACTCTTTCTCCATCTTCTGTCTGAATCATTGAAGATGTTAAATACTCTAACCTTGCATCATCTGATATTTGTTCACAAGTATTGTTCATGGGACCACTGAGCCTTTGGTTCCACTGAAATAACTCTTCTCTGGTACTGGCTACATCAACAGCAAGGTCGCGCTTTTTTTCAATGCTTTCAGCACCATCAAGATCTATAATTTTTTCGCTTAATTCTTGTTGTAATTCAGTAGCGCGCTGCTCAAATTCAGGACCTATTATACCTCTTCTCCTTAAAATATCCATCATTTCAGCACTTGTAGTTATTCCTTCCACCAGACAATTAGTATATGTCTTACTATAATGCCAATCAGCACCTCTAATATCCTCTGCATTTGGTGATGTGATGTAATAATATGTAACTTCATCCGGTCCTAAAAATTTTCTTCTATCATCAATTTTAGTCTCTTCCGTTTTCTTCTCTTCCATTATAAATACCTCCTCCGTTACCTTTTTATATTTATTGTTTTGGATTTACCTCAACAATATCCTCAGATCTTGCATTATATTTAACATCATAAAAATCAAGTTTTTTCTTAATATTCCTTATACAATTGTTACCCACTCTAAGAATTTTAGATCTTAGAACCTTGTATGTATCATTGGTAGGACATGCTACTTGTGCATAATCAAGAATTTGTTCAAACATATCCGTAATCTCAATTTCCACCAATCTATTTAATTTGTCCTTATTCCGATCATCATCCATTTCCTATATTCCTCCCATAATAATTTATAGATGGGCAGTACTTTTTATACTGCCCATCAAATTAAAATTCTTACGCATTTCTTCTAATTTTAAATTCAAAACCCAGAGCATCTTCAGTAATAAGATCAATAGAAACATCACCCTTAACAACATAAAGATCATTAGTAGATCTGAACCCAAATGTTTGAGTCATATTAGAACCTAGATCAAGAGTGGCTCCTTCATCAGTAATTTTTAAATGCTCAACAATAATAGTTTTTAGCGGTCGCTCTGTATTGCTCTCAGAGTAAGTACCTTCAGCACCATCATTCCAATAACTCTGACCAATCAACGGTGAACCAGCAGGAACTGTTCTACTAGAACCAGAACCACCAGCTTCCTCATCGGTTTGAGCAAAAACTTTAACAACCAACTTAAGATCCTCAGACTTCATTAGATCAGTAAGATCAAGGTCATAAACAGTATTACCATCAAATTCTGACAGCTTATCTGCAACTTTAGACCAGTTCTCAAGATCGCCCGCTGTACTGTCAATTGTTACAGTAATAGGAATAGGCAGCGTTAATGGGCGGTCATAAGGAGCAAGGTGACCTAATTCAGTAAGTGGCTCACGAGTAAGGTCTGCTGTAATGGTACAACCAGTTAGTCTCCAAGCAATATCATAACTAGCTTCATCAATTGCTACAATATACACTTCGACTTGGCCCTGTCTTAGAGCACCAATTATATCTGGTCTGTCAACATCGTCAAGAGCCGTGAAATACTTACTGGTTGCCGCAGTACCATAACCATTAGCTGCATACACTATTTCAAGAGTATCATCAGCCGCAGGTACATTTGTAACTGTTGGACGATAAATTCTATGAGCACCAGTATAAGGCATATCATGATACACATATGTATCATTAGCAGATGACGAGCCGGCTGTAATTTTTACATTAGTAGTCTCTCCAGTCGTATCGTCATACCATGTTATAGCAGCAGCTCCATCATCATCTTTCCTCAAGAATCCAGAAGAAGCATCAGTACCAGCAGACAATGTGGCAACAGCGTTACCAGAGGCCAATGTCAAATCTACATATCCATTAGAAATATCAGTACCATCTAATGTATAAGCATCCCAGTTAACAAAACGGCCTGCATTCAACAGCCACATTTTATTATCTGTCTCAGCTCCATAGTTTTCCGTTGCATTAGCACCAACAGTATAACCAAACTCTAAACTATTAATAAAAACCTCATCCAGAAATAATGTCTGGTCAATAGAGTCAGCCAAAGTACCCATTGAGCACTCATCTTGAACAGGAGCCCAAATAGTCACTCCAGGTAAATTACCACACACAACAGCAAAATCAGCAAGAGCTACGCCGTGTAGATATGTATCAGTCTCGTCAAGATTTGTACCACTGACAACAATTAAATTAGCAGTAGTATCATCAGCATTAGCATCCATTACTCTTTTTAAAGGTGCTATCTGTGCCAAAGCAGCCAGTGTACCAAGGTCGCCAAAATCATTAGTATTTAATGTAACGGCAACTGCTGGAACATCATCAACCACATCTATTATGTCTAGGTGACCAAATTCAAAAATATCCTCTGACGTAAAAGTAGTAGTACTTCCCAGAGACTGAACTCTATAAAGTACCTCACCATTACACCATACAGATTGGCTCGCATAAATTATTCTATTTCTAGCCATAATCTTTCTTTCCTCCTATAGAATCGTTTTAAAAAAAATATTCAGGTTGGTCTATTTTCTTAAAAAAAACAAATCCTTGTTGCCGGTATTAAACTGAGGTTTGTTTAAATAACAGCAAACCCTTTCCTTTTCATATTAAAATTAAAATTTTAATGTTATCTATTTATTAAAGAGGTTAGTTAAATACTTGTGTAAGATACTAAATCAAAACTTATTTTAGATCTATACGCGTTCAAATCACTTAACATCACTTCATCTCTACTCCGCGTCATAATTAATGGTAGATTAACGTGTCTTGCAACTATGTTGTCAAATTTTAAATTACCAACATAACCAGAAACTTCACTATTATCGAATAGAGTAGTTAGTTTATTCATAGTTTCCTTTCTTCCATACCAAGTTCCATCATATTCTAACGGTGATCCTTCTGGAAAATCATAAAGTGGCGCACATTTTAAATATAACCCATTATAAATTGTCTCTACAATATCATTTCTTTCGGCAGTATTTGTAGCAAATACATGTATATCGACTTTTCTTACAACTTTCTTACCGCCACCCAATTGATATCCTCCTTTGTCAGTACCCATTACGTCCAAAACAACAACTGGAGGATCTGCAGCTTCAATAGCTGCCCATTCATCAACAACACTTACATAATTAAAATAATAATCTACATGTGTTGGTATTACAGTTCCAGACGTTACTATTCTTCCGTCAATATAATCTACTATATATTCACTTTCATCTATAACTGAGTCACTGGCGCCATACACGATTATTCTGTTAGATTGTTCTTTTAGTCCATAAGCTGTGGTATAAGGGGCTCCTAATTCATTTCCTGAAACATTTAAATTACATATCGTAGTAGTACCAGAACAAGTATCAAGATATACCCAACCTCTACCTCTATCAGTTGGTGAGGGCACCATATCAGTTAAAGTATTATACACATAGCCAGTTATATCACAAGAAGCAGAATCTATAATTTCAAGGGGTCTATATGTTTCTTGCTCTATAAAATCTTGCAAAACTACATTTTTTATATAATGATATAAAGAAAGGTCTTCTTTTCTAAGATTTTTCATTTCGTAAGTCATACCTGGTTCCCCTTTATACTGTCATTTTGAACTTTTTCGTAGCTTTATTGACAGCTTCTTTAACCCATTTATCCATACTTTCATCTACAAAATTTTCTGCCTCATCTAATATTAGAATAGGAGGTGTATTTGAAAAAGGATATCTAACTAAATAATTTCTTCTGCCAAATGTTGCTAGTTCCGCGTTTCTTACAGCAGGATTATACCTCATTAAATATATTAAATCTCTTTTAGGCACACTTGTATCTAGAGGCTCTCTACTTAAAATTTTCTTACCAAACATTTTTTCATAATCTTCAACACTAACTTCCACATAAATACCTACTGTTCCTTCCATTATCTGCTCTATAACTTTTAATCGGCCGCTAAAATCAAAATTGTTCATTGTTGGAACAGTAAATTTTATTGTATCACCACTTTCTTCTATATAATTAAAATTTTCAAGTCTTTCAACAAAATCTTCTCTATAAAATTCTGGATTAGATTTGCTATTTCTATCGTTGATAGTTAATGAAGAATCATACTCTCTCATTACCGCATCTATTATACCTTCTTTAGCGCCGATAAATTTTTCATATAATTCCTTTTTAAGTAATTTTTCAAAGGTTTTAATTTCTTTCTTCATTAGATGTAATCCTTAATTATTTCTCCGCTATCAATAGATGGTTTTTCAGTAGTGAATGCTATTATTATTAAGACTGCCTGTACGCCTAACCCTCTTAAAATAGGCGGCCTGGACATTTTACAATCTATACCATCAACAACTATATAATCACAGTTTTTAAAATTGTCATAATGTTTTGGGTCTGTTTTTAATTCAACAACCGTACTGCCTTCTGTTCCTGCAGGAGTATAAGTCATTTCATTTCCACCGCCGCGAGCTGACGGATTCCAAATAACAACACAGTCAGCCCAAGTTCTTCGCTTAGTTTCGAGATAACCATTTCCGTGGCATACAGGACAGCGACCGTATCTGAACCATTTGTATCTGATATTGCTTACAAATCTGGTTTCGCATATATCTGGATCAAGCAGAGCTATTTCAGCTTGTTTTTGTTCAGCTTCTTCCACTGTCCATTTACATTTTCCGGTAGACCTATCTGTGAGTTTGTCAAAATAGCAATTGGGACACATATTTTTGATAGGCTGCCTATAAATAAGAACTTTACGACTAAGCCCTTTCAAAACATCCTGAATTGCTTTTTTATGTTTTTTTCTTGTGTTAGGTCGAATTCGGTTTCTCATTGGTTATCTCCCCTATACACATTTTTAATCTATCAAAACCCCAGCAATACCAGTTAAAAGTAATGATTGTATTAATTTATCTAATTTATTTTGCAAATTATCTAACAATGCCCGTCTTGTATCTAATCCGGGCGAGGGGTCATAGCGACTTCCTTCGTCAGTCACAACAGCGCCGTCCTCCACAGAAGCCTCCCATACTTCAGAATAAAGAAGTTCTACAGCAGTTTGCAACATATAAGCTTCACTAGTTGCTGTTGCAGTAGTCAATCCTACTGGCGGAGGGCAATTATCATACGCTTCCATAATCTCTCTATCAGACCAACGGAACGTATAATACCAAATATCGACACCGTGCTCTACACAACCTGACCAGGTAGTGAGGGAAATATCCTCATCAAACACTAAAAACCTATAACCATTAATTACTGGATCATTACTATCATTCATTGCTACGTCGCCCATATGGATACTAGCAGGCCAGCCTTTTTCATCCAATTCGTACGTTTTGTTATCTGGATGTATAGAAGATGCAGCATCTTCCCCATATTCTCTTCTTAAGCCCACGGGATCACCTATGAGGCGCCTTATTCGGTCAATTACCAATTGATCCGCTGTACCATAAGCAGCTTCTAGCGGATATAAAGGATTATAATATATATCTCCTGCTTTTCCCAATATAGGATCAGACCAACCACTTACTATGCCAGAATCAGTAGTTAAATAATATTGTGATGAATACCAAGTAGCGATAGTGCCAGCAGCATCATTATATGAATATATAGACTGACCAGCTGTTTACGTCATAGTTGTTAAATCAGACAAACTGCCCCAATCAGCGTTTTCATCAAAACTACTTCGTATTCTTATACTATCATAAACTTGTATGACTGTTGATATATTTTCGACAGTAATTGTTAAACGAATCATTATATCCTTCCTCCAATTTTAATTAAGGTTCAGGAAATGCTCTGAGCGACGGTCTCAAATCCTCAACATCACTTCTCATACCAGGAGTTTCATCTTCAGAATCTGCTCTTGTAGATGGTCTATAATCATCTGCATCAACATATAATACACCTTCTTCATGTGCTATCATATCTGGTTCGCATACAGGCATATACTTATAAACTATTTCATAAGGCCACTTATAAACTATTTCATAAGGCCAAAATTGATATCCTGCAGATGTTATATATCTAATATCCATTTTTTAATTATTTCCTGACATTTTGTAGGGTGCTAAGTCATTAACAGTCCGATACCAAGCATATACCAAACCTGATGCAGTTGTTGAACCCCAATTACTATCAGAATTCAACTTAATTTTTGTGATTATATAATCCGTTTTATCAAGTGGAACATTTCTTGTTGTTTGAGAAGCAGTAGGTGAAACATTAGTCCTTTCCACTTCTTCAACAGATATATTATAATGCCTATTTTGCTTAACTAGAGTATAAATATTTTCAGGATTGACAAGTATCTCTTCAGAACTGTCAAAAAACCCGGAACACGTTGCGTAGCATACATATCTCCCAGCTGTATTAATTGTAGCTGTTGTTTTATATATACCAGATACAACAGTAGACTCAGTCATTACGCCGTTTATTGCGGGGGTGGGGTTTATCAGACATGTCTCTTACATCATAATAAACCTTATGTCACGAGGCATTTTTGCCGGTTTCTTCATCCCATAATGCAACTGTAATCGGAAAGGTTTCTCCTATGTCAACCCTAATCATTAAACACCTCTTACAATTCTATTAATTTGAATTCTTCATCGTCGTACTCTACATAAAATTTATGGTATACCCAATCGCAGCAATTAACTTCTATTTCATAATATGTTCGATATCTATGCAGGTCAGCCATCGTGTGTTCCTCCTATTCAAGTATCATATAATGAAGTCTTATATCATCATTAGTTGAAGAAGTTTTATATTGTATTTTTATCACCACCAACTGGGGACATCAATATATTTTACAACGTAATTTCCGCCACCAGCAGGAAATGACCCTGCTTGTACATCAAATTTTAATGTTTCATCAAAGGGAACAAAAAATTCATTTTCGTGTCTTGTAAATCCTCCGGTAAGATATCCATCGGTCTGTAAATGCCCATGATAAAGACATTTACTCACAGCAGCATTATAAATGTTAAAGATTCTAATATTATTAAATGAATATCCGATCAATAAACTGCCATAAGTTCCTGGCGTAATGTCTTGCGTACTCCATCCGTTTTTGGGCATCCAAGCTGATATATACTTATAATCATTATTTTGTATATATTTTAATCTTTTAAAATATTCTTTTCTTGGATCGTCATTTTGTATAGAATCAGTAATTGAATGTACATCAGTGGATTTAACATAAAACATCCAACCCTCACAGCCAGTCTGAAAATCTATCAATGTACCACTTTTTATAACAACAGTTTGTGGGTATCCATCACCAAAACTATGTTCGGAGCTTGAACCGGTTCTCCAATCATCAGCTACTATAGGATACACATCATAACCAGATGGAGTAAAAGTAGAATTTGCTTTATTTAATAATGCTGGCCTAAACTTAGCTAATTTAATTCGCCATACAAATTTTTCTTCATCACTTGTTACGTCAGCAAATTCTAAACCAGATTCATCTGATTTTACTCTAAGATACTTACCTACGCTTCCATTATAAGTAATTTGAGTATCTTCTAATTCAAGAAAAGTATCAGGTTTGTTATTAATCTGATTTTGAAGAGCCCCAGAAAGTGTGAGAGCCTCTTCCTCAGACAAAAAATCAATATCGAGGACTTGATTTTCTGCAATTTTACTTCTTGCCATATTTATGCTTCCTCATAAGTTGCTCTTAAAATATAATCATCAAAAGGTGCAAAATGCACAAAAGTTATTTCATTTGGACCAGTTTCAGTAAAGTCTTCTGTACTATGTAATGCCTGTCCATTACAAAGCAAACTAATCTTACCTGACCTATAATTACTTGGTGTATTAAACATTTTATTTATTCCATTTAATATACCAATTAATTGCGTGTTCAAAATTATATTTGTAGCTCGCTTTCTTTTTATTAATATAATCATTTAATAACCCCTATTTTTAGACAAAAAAATATGGTTAAGATATACGTGACAACACTGTTGACAAGGTATGTCTGTAAGAGTTTTTAGACGACATTTCTTAACCATATTTATATATGACTCTTTATATGTTTTTGTATCTAATCTTCTATATCTTGGTTTTCATCCTCTTCTTTCGCAGCTTCTGGTTCCTCTGAATCGATCCCTCTTATTTTGTTATATGTGTCCTGTCTGGCTTTATCCCTATCAGCCGCTGCTAACATTTGTTCAACCAAGTTTATTATTATTTGCTCATTTGATTTTAGCTGAGCAATTTCACCTTGTAACATGTGTAATTGTCTAATCTTTTTTTCTATATCAACTCTGAATCTTTCAGTTAAAGTAATTATAAACCCCGCTTCTTCCGGACCCATCATACTATTCTTTGCTGCTTTATCAACTACACGTCTTAATTTATTCCTTTTCTCTCTATTATCTTCCAACATATTCCCTTTTCCTCCTTAATTCAATGCCCAAAGATTAATCCCTGGGCATGTTTATTAGCTTCTTACTACATAAGTTATATTTCTACCTGTTTCTATCGTAAATCTAAATGTAATACCGGATGTAGTGGTCTCTGCATAATCTCTGTCAGCATTGGCTCCACTAGCTCCTGTATCAGCAGCTAGTAATTGTCCATCTACATACACATCCATATTTTTTCCTTCTCGGCCGCTGCCTGAATAAGGAGTATATATTATACTATATGGTAGAGCGTGTTCAGTGTTTGCAGTAATGGTACCTGAAGTTTCTTCAATATATTTAATTCCAGCCGCACTACCTATGGCCGCGTCTAAAGCTCCAATAGCAACTTCTAAAGAAGTAGAATCAGCTACATAATTATTGGAACTATAATCTAAACCAGCGGTACCTGTTGAACTACCAACAGCAGCTTCTAAATCATCAATATCACCAGCATTAGTTGAAATATTACCAGCATTAGTTGAAATGCTACCAGCATTAGTTGAAATATCAGTATCATTAGAAATAATACCTTCACTCAACTGATCCAATGAAACTGTAATATCTTGATCATCGGTTAAATAGGTAGCTGTTGTGTAAGTTTTATCACCAATTTCTGTATTCAAAAGATCAATAGCTGTTTCTAAATCATTAGGACCACTGGATAGTATATAATTACCAGATTCATCAGTAAACGGCCCTGCTTCAGAATCACCATCTGTGGCTCCGGTATAACCCCACAGATTACTAATATCTTCCATCAGTTCTACATCACCTTCCCAAGAGTTTACAAAGTCTGTTCGCATCCATTCGTACTCTGAAACGTCACTCATTACTTTTCTTCTTGGAAAAACAATACTTATAGATGTAGGTGCTGGGTCTGCAGTACTTAAGTCTGTAATAGCACCATTTGCATAAAATTTTACATAAGCGTCAGTTCCATCACCTGTTCCGCCGGCATAATCAGCAGCATCATGAAGCTTGGCGTAAATGATATAACCAGAACCATCTTGAATTTCTGCACCAGTATCAACATCTATAAGGTCTGCACGACAAACATTATCAGCTCCGCCCTCATCATAATAACTACCACTATTGGTAGTACTATCAAAAATGGGCAAACCAGTTCTGTCTGTTGCTGTAGCATACTGAGCAGAAGTTGTCAGTAAGAAACCAGTGCTAGTGCCAGAGACGGTATAGTTGCTTCCTGAATTATCGTCTGAAACGGCCAGAATAATGGTTTGTGAATCAAGTGTTTTGTTTTTAATATTAGTTAAATTTAGATCTTTGTTTTCAGCATTTCCAGCACTAGTATCAGTTGGATCAAAATAGTTGCCCAAATCATCAAACCAATTGGTAGTGCCTTTGAATTCTTTCATTAAAGATCTTACAACATTAAGATCTTCTTGTAATGAACCAGAAACTGTAGGTTCGGCCACACTAGATGTATACACATCAGTCACAGCGTCATCATAAGTTCCTGATCGTCTAATCTGAGTTAATTGATCTAGTAAACTTCTAGACATAATCTAACCTCCTAAATTACTATTTTTATAATAACGAAACTCAGGAGGTATAATAATTACCTCCTTTGAATTTCTAACTCTTTAATTCTTTTCATTAAAATACGACAAAGACTATCTTTGCCAGTGCGGGGTTTCGCTAATGTTAAATTAATCATGTTTTAAATAACATCCTTTTATTTAATTTTAAAAACAGAGTCGTCCACCAAAATTACGATCATACCCAGCCGACGTACTACTCAGATCACAAGAAAAAATACCTGCAGAAGCACCACTACTCGAATGATTGCCTGATAGAACCACACGCCAACCATCACTTTGAGAATAATAATCCGTAATATATATACTAGAACCTCCTCCAACAGATGCTGGAAGAAATCCTCTGTTTATTTGTTCAAGTGTTACTTGATAACCATTAGCGCCTGCTAAAGTGACCCCTAAATTAGTATAATTTGTTGAGGTATCATCTGCAAAGTTTGTATCAACATTGGAAACATACGGCATATCATCATTGACATTAATTCCATCGACCCACTTCCAAATATGACTAAAGAAATTTTCTATCCCTCTGTAGGACATGTATGAACCAACAACTCCATCACCATTACTAAGATTGCCAGTAGCACTTCCAATTCCATTTGTAAGGCCTGTGTTGTTTATAGGATTAGAATCGTTATATGCTCCCCAAGCTGTAGCCCAATCAGTAAGCCCATCGCCTATCATAGACTGAGAATACCATGAGGCATACTCAATCAAATAAAGAAGTTGAATTGTTGAAACCAAATCATAATCTTGTTGTCTCCACCCAGTTCCTCTATTTGCGGCCGCCGCTCGAAAATTAGCTCTTGTTCCAGTGTTGATAGGAGCTTTTCCTGAAATTGAGCATAGTTTATCATTAGCCCAATCTTTTTGTATTTCAAGTGTGGTGGTTGGGGAAATTTCATCTATCAGAACTTCATCTACAGTGATACTCTGATCACCAGTTGAGGCTACTGTGAACACACCATTATTATTATTATCAGAACCTGCAATTACTATTTTATCTCCAACAGCCAGTCTTGTAAAAGGGTGGGATTTCTGATTGTGTGTTATAGTTTTAGTAGCTGATGTAAAAGTAATTGATCCGTCCGTTAATTGTAAACCGTTTGTGTATATACCTTCAGAAATGTCATATAAGGTTGCTTCATAAGCTCCGATATAGCGATGGGACACGTTCTCATTATTCTTATAAAAAGTTTCTGATCTTGTAGCGCCGTTGAATTGCTCCTTAGAAATCAACCAATTGTGTTCATTATTTCCATACCAATATCTTAACCAATAATTACAGACCTCAACCATAACTTGACCGTCTGCTCCTGTCAAAACAGAAGGAGAACCATCTTCCTTTAAGGTTTTATCAGTTGGATCAAGGTAATATTGCACTGCTCCGAGATTATCCAATACACATCCTTTTATTTTGGATTGGATTGCCATTAGATTGTCTGGCGATTTGGCCGCCGGAGCTACGCTCTGTCCTTGACCTATACGAACACATGTAGGAGAAGTTTGAGACTCATCCCAGGTAACACCATACGCTCTGTGATGTTTTCTGCGGCTCATATTATACCTCCATCATTTCTACTTTAGGCAAAACAAGTTTAATAGAACGTAAATCTAAATTGTTTTCAGCAGTATCAATATCAGCAATTACAGCGTCTTTTATATTTAAAATTTCCTCTACTTTACTATTCTGGTCAACACTGCCGAAAACCACTCTAATCTTATCTAAAACCAAGTGCACTACTATATCCTTCTTCATTCGCTTGGCTTCCGGAAAAGATCTTTCTCGAATAGTCCACACATGAAGCACTTTATTTTCTTGAACTTCATAAGTATCTTCTAATATTTGAGTAATATTGTCATATTCTGGAATAGTTTGTTCCTCGACTGGTAGATAGTTGTGTGGTAATAATTTACTAATTAAAAGAGTATCATTAGAAGAAATGTTCTTGAATTTTACAATTTTACTATCCTTTATCAAAGCATATTTTACAGGCATAATACCTCCTACCACGCAGCAACTGTGCCATATTTTCTATATTGAATAACAATACCAAACAAAAAAGCATCCTCTGCCATATCATCAGTTCCATCTGTATTTCTATAAATTTCAAACTGAATCTCGTCGCCAATAACTGGAGAGCCTCCTACAACGATTGCTGGTGTTGCATCTGATATTTGCCGTTTAGTTCCATTGTCTGCCAACAAAGTGTCAGATATGACTTGAGGTGATCCTAATGAGACATCAATAATATCATTATCTCCTCCGGCAACGACTTTAATACCCCATTCAACTGTGTCGCCTGTGGTACTCCCTGTATCGGAGGACCAATGAATTTTCACCTTTATTGTCCCTTTATCCCAATTCTCTGGCATTACACGAGTAAATTGTACTCGTTCTTTAGTAATTCCAGCACCAAAAGCAAAATAATCTATATCTATATTATTAGTACTATACTCATGCGTACCCTGCAAAGCCCCACTTGTAGTACAAGGAATCATGCCGGCCGCATCTACGTAAAAAGTACCATGTGGACTCGTATAAAAAAGATCTAATTTCCTAGTAAAAGGATTATATTCAAAAGGCATTTTATGCTCCTATATTGTTTAATTTATGCTTTACATTTTTATGACTTTGTCCAAGCATCATAATATATTGCATAAGAAACTGTTTGGTTTATATCAACACCACCAGATTTTGTACCAGAAACCGTTTGAACCCAAGTCTCCTCACGCCAAATTTCCTCAACTCGGATTAAATCATCATCTGAGTTATAGTAAATAATTGTTTGTGGATTATAACCCTCTTTGCCCACATTTACAGTACTATAAAATTTTGGAGATCTGAGATTTACATCATAAGCTTTTGACATTATCTACACCTCTTAATTTATTTTTTATAATACCAAAAGATCAAAAATTACTTATCGTCTTTGAATGTCTAGCTCTTTAATTCTTTTCATTAAAATACGGCATAGACTATCTTTACCAGCGCGAGGTTTCGCTTCAGACAAGGCATATTTTAATAGTTTAACATCTGTAACTTTCGGAATTATTTCTCTTGCCTGTCTAACTGACAAAGATACAACATCACTTATATCCATATCTTTTGGTTTTAATGTTGTTATATCTATTACTTTTTCTACGATTTCGATTTTTTCTTCAGCTATTGCTTCATCTTCCGATATAATTCCCCACATATCATTATTTTTTAATTTAACATTCCTCAGCCAACTAATAAATTCCTCTCCTCTGGCCAAATCATGTTTCTCTCCATACTGAACATATAATTCATTAATCGGGATTTTGCCGCCGGGAGCTACTGCTCTTTTCATAGCGTGCATCCACATAGCTGATTTATTTATAACATATCCTTCCATAATAGCGTTCTCCTTTTCTTTGTTTTTTTTGCTACCTTTTCCTATTCTAAATTTAAATCATTGCCCTTATTGATTCTATCTATTATAAAATGTAATATATTAGATAGTCTATGTAGAACTATACCAATAAAAAATACATTTAATATCATGCTTTTTAAAAATAAAAATGAAGCTGCTATAAACCAACCTACCCATACAGACGTACAATATCCACAATCTAACAAACTATGCATCCAATTAAAAAATTTATTTTTTCTTCTGTCGAAAAAGAATTTTCTAATTGGTTTAAATAATTCAGATTTGGTTATTATTTGTGTTATTGCTTCAGTAAGTATGATTAAAAATATAGCAATTCCTAAAACATTTAACATGTCGCACCTTAAATCTATCTCACGCTGCTAAACATTAGCAACGTGAGATAATTTATATATTATAGACTTCTATCGATAATACCCATTCCGAGCATTCTACTATCTAAACAAGCAAAACCAAGCTCTGCCCAACCGAAAAATCCTTGTTTTTGTACTCTAAGTAATGTCGGATCATCGTGAGCTTCAAACTCTTTACGAATAGGCATAACAAGAGAATCATTAACATTCAGATCAAAACCTAAAATCTGAGTTTCGCCTAAAGCAGATACAGTACCATTAGCATTACACACATTAGCATTGTCTAAGTGATAGTTATTATAATCATCACTACCATCAGCTAAAAATTTACCATAAGATGATGTGCTATCATTAATATTGTACATACCAGTAGCACCTAGATGTTGTACCTCGTTGAGATTTACATTCCAAATACTTCCCATACCAGCTGCTTGAAAAATTTCACGTCTGGTTACAGGATCGATATCCGTGTCAGTCCATTCACGAATATCAGCTGCATCTTCAGGAGCTACATACAGATCTGTTAATGTTCTGCCAGTTCTTTTAAACCCAACTATCATTTTGTTAATAAGTTCTTTAGAAAGATAACCAGCACCAGTTGAAACAGGGTTGATCTCATAAATAGGAGCACTTCTTGATCCTAAAAGACCTTTACCTGAGAATGCTGAGGTTGCAGCTGGCATAATTACTCTCCAACCACACTCTTCCTCATAATTAGCTAGATCTTTAGCTGCTCTAGCTGCCGCTCTTTGCGGTATATCAATACGAGAGTCTCTCGCATAAGTAATCTTCCAATCCGCAGATGTATCGATTGTAAAAGTTGGTACGAACACTTCTTCGCCAATACCTTCGATGAAGTTTTGTGCTACGTAACCAAGACCAGGCAATACCCAAACTGGAATCTCGAAATCTTCGGCTATAGGATAAACAGCCTGTGCGCCAGGTGCCAGTCTTTCAACGGCAAACAACTTACGCATAATCGATTCCAGTTCAATTTTCTGCAGAATTGGAGTTGTTAAAGCAGCTGCGAATTCTTTATAAGCAGCGAGACCTTCAGGTGTCTGAATTTCTGCTGTGGCCTTAAAAAGATCCATCATTTCTTGTCTTTCCATAATAACAACTCCTCCTCATATTAGATTCGGAAGCACTAATTAGTGCTTTAATCCGTAAATATTTTTTTAATTTATATCAAAAGTTTAATTCTAATTGGATAAAGGGTAGTATTATTAACATTAGCACTAACCTTAGCAATACTAGCACCTTTAACACAACGTGCTACAGCTGTAGGTGTAACATTAGGAAATTTTTCCCCGTCAACGTCAGCATTATTAGCACTGGTTGTACTATTAGTAATTCTCGAACCCATATCACAAGCAACAGCAAAACCATCTCCGGGACTAATTGCTGCACAGACGGCTGTAGCAGCCGTATAATCACCAGTAAAATCACTGGTATAATGTACTGTGTCCCAAATACCTAAATGAGCAACACCAAGAGGTGCCTCTTTAGTACCATTAATAGCGCCGGCACTGTACGAAGGCTGCGCAATAACGTCACTAGAACCAAGATCACCAGGCATCGTAAAACCAGCAGGATGAACCTGATGATAGCCAGTTTTAACTTTCTGCATAGAGAAGCCAAAAGCATTCAAATCCGATCCGGACGGCTCATTTGCAAATGTGGTGTAAGTTTTTACAATTGCTTCCTCATTGGTAGCGGCTTTATCCAAATATAAAACTGCTCCGGCATAACAGAGCACTCCACCAATACCAGTAGAGACATCAGTCTGAGAAGCATAACTACAAAATTGATTTTCTACAACAGGATGTCTAGGTATAAACATATTCCTTTTTCCTCCTTAATCGTTCTATTCTTTCCTTAATTTATTCATTAAGATATTTCTTTTCCCTCTACGTCTTCCTTTTCCGCTTCTTCTGTCGCTTCAATTTCAATTCCTTCTGTCTTTTCCCTACCCTCAAACCTAGACAGTTCGGCGACTTCAACAACTCTAAATCTATATCAAAAGTTTAATTCTAATTGGATATAATGTAGTATTCTGTGCATTAGTAGTAATCTTAGCAACGCTAGCGCCCTTAACAACTCTGGCTACAGTAGTGGTATTACCAGTGGCATACTCACCATTATAATCTGTGGCATCAGACGCATTAGCCTCGTCATTAGTAACTTTACCTTCATCAGCGGCTGGCCTCAAATTCTGGCCAGGGAGTAAGCCTGCGCTAGGTACATAATTAGCATAAGCTGCGTTTGTACCACCAGTTCCAAGAGCAATATAATGCACTGTGTCCCAAATACCTAAATGAGCAACACCAAGAGGTGCCTCTTTAGTACCATTAATAGCGCCGGCACTGTACGAAGGCTGCGCAATAACGTCACTAGAACCAAGATCACCAGGCATCGTAAAACCAGCAGGATGAACCTGATGATAGCCAGTTTTAACTTTCTGCATAGAGAAGCCAAAAGGTGTCTTGGCTCCAGAAGCATGTACAAACTTTTTAACTATAGCTTCTTGATTAGTAGCAGAAGAATCTAAATATAAAACTGCTCCGGCATAACAAAGCACTCCACCAATACCAGTGGTGACACTAGTCTGTGCTTCATAACTACAAAATTGATTTTGTACAACAGGATGTCTAGGTATAAACATATTCCTTTTTCCTCCTTAATCTTTCTATTCTTTTACTAATTTTGCCGCCATTGCTTTGCCGAGATCTTGATATTTAGTTCTTATATCATCAGCAGCAGCAAGTTCCAAATTCAAAGCTGCGGCTGCAGCTAGAGCTGGATCTATTTCAGCTGGCGGTGTTTCTTCATCCTCTACATCTTCTTCTGTCTCTTCAGTTTCGGCTTCTTCTGTCTCTTCTGTCTCTTCAGTTTCAGCTTCTTCTGTTTCCTCGATCTCTTCTCCGTCTCCAGATTTAGACAGCTCGGTGATTATAGCAGCTCTAACAGCTACTAGTTCGTCTTTATAAGATGCAAAATCTTCGTCAGACATTTCCCTGACCTTAGACATTTGAGCTTCTTTATCAGAAATGACGCCGGCTTCCTCTAGCTCGGTGATTCTAAGTTCGGTTGCTCTGTCTTTTTCAATTTCTTCCAAGGTACCTTCTAATTCCTCAGAACGTTTCTTAGCTTCTGTAATCTCTTTTTTGACCGCCTCAAGATCAGTTTCAAGACTAGTAGCTTTTTCCTTGGCTTCAGAAAGTTGCTCTGTTAATTCTAAAACTTCAGAATTCTTAGCTTCCAAAGATACAGTTAAATCCTCAATAGTGACGGCAGCTGTACTAAGAGCTTCTTCAGTTTGTTTACGAATCTCAGTTTCTTCCTTTTCAGAAAATATTTTGGCCACTACGGCCTCAACATCTTTCTTCAGTTTGTCTTCCATCAATGTACCTCCTATATATTTTTACACCATATACAAATGTAATATTTAGGCAGCACCAACCTGATTCCCTATATTTAGGGATTTTGTATTTTAATATCCTTTTCCTAAATCAAAAATACACATTTATAATTATTACATTAGTATTTGTAAAAATCAGATATAAAACTTAATTAAAGCTTAATTAAGGTAGATCGGCTTTTATGTTAGCAGCACTCCAAGTACTACAATAAATACCATCTAGTACCGGATCTTCGCCAAGAGCAAATTTAACATCGAATTCGGATGTACCAGCATCTGCGCCGCCAGTTCCACAAGTTAGCGTTATTTTATTAAGTGTGGTATCTTTAGTTACATACCAAGAACCAGCATTCCAGTTTGGAGTAGCTGTAACGTTAGCATATGTAGCCAGATCATAACCATGAAATTTAACACCACTACAAAGAGTAATAACAGTAACACCAGACGCTACAGTGAATGTATCGCCCCAAAAAAACGGATAAGCATGGTTATTTCCCATGTTTCTCCAGATAACTTTTAAACTGTCATCGCCGTTAATTCTTGTTAATTTAGGCGTACTTTTTCTTAAACCTGTTAATGGTTGTCCTAGTTGTGTCATATAAATCCTCCTTTACGATTGTTGTTTAAACTGACTCGTATCTATCAGCTTTTAAAGCAATTTCTTCAAATTACTTAGTAATTCCTTTTTCTTATCACTACTTTCTTTCTTATGCATTAAATCGGTTGTATAACAAACAACAGCTTCTTCTATCTGATTTTTCAAACACTCAGGATCGGTAGTATCCCTTGAAAACGAAGTACATCCTTTTTCATACAGGGCACACCAATCAGTGTGTAATATTTCACTTGCGCCGTCTTTAAATGTACTGTCATAAACTTCTTTCTTATAACTGACACAAATTCCAACTGTATCGGTATATTGCAATTCACTTTTTTCCTCATCAGTTTTAGAAGCTACATTAATATCAATTTCTGGTTCATCAGTTACTTTATCATAATCCAAAATTATTGTGTTATTATCATCTTTTTTCATATTAACCTTCTTGTCGGCTGCTGTTTCTAAAACAACAGACACTGGATTAGCTGGTTTCTTAACAAACCCGCAGCCGGAGAAAGTAAGACCGCGTAAGACTCTATCTATTTCACCTGACGCCACTTCTTTTCCCGTTTTGATAACCTGAGCTATTTTTCCAAGTATACCCTCACTAGAAGTTAATCCTAATGCTTCAGCTTCTTTACGGGTCATTATTAAATTACCAATTTTAATATCATAATCCCTAAAATAAGTCTCCATACTAACACACCATTTACCATCGGCCACCTCTTTTGCTAACTCAGGAAAACGATTTTTATATACAATACCAGCGATGGCAATATGAATTTCTTTTTTGTCTAAACTAGCTGTTTCTATAGAAGATAATTCTTCGAGAGATATTTCACTACCGTCTTCCTCCATAAAAACACGTTTATATATATGCCCTACTATCTCCTCTTCCTTGTGCTCTAAATCCATAGCTTTATTAATAATAGTACCTTCTGCTTTTACCAATTCTGATGGAAGAAAGTAAGCATGATTTAAATTTGCTCCAGAAGAAACAAATATTGCAGAAAAATATTGCAGATCTATTTGTTTATCTCCATCTTTCGGTAGTTCTATAATAGAAGCATCTTCCTTCAGTTCATCTGTTTCATCATGTAATTCAATATTTGCTTTTAAATAGATCAGCTCATTCTGTTCCACGTTAAATCCTCCTCTTTTGAATATATAAAGTACCATGTAATGTTATAGTGGTTAGTTTATTCTTTATCTAATCTTATTTTATTTAACTCATGTTGAAAATTGATAAATGCTTCATCATCCAAGTCTTTAACAAATTCAGCTATTGTTATATTAGACACAGCTTTTTTAGGTTTTGGTGTTTTTACAGTTGGCGTGACATTAGGAGTTTTTTTTCCCGCCGGTTTGCCCTTCGGTCTGCCACCAGAAGGAGTGCCGGTTGGTGCCCTTTGTGTCGGTTGTATACCACCACCACCGCCGCCAAATGGGCCCGTCTTTGCTTGCTGCCAAGGAGAACCTATGATACCAAACAACCCTTCTTCAACAAGTGGAAATTCCTCTTCCATGTTTTTCAACTCGTTAGGATAATCAAATCCTAAAGCTTCCAGTGACGTTCTATAACTTAACATACGACGATCAACGAGTTGCGAAAGTGTATTCATGTACAGGATTACATCTTGTAATATCCCCTCATCCCATCTGATTTTTGGAAATCTATCAAACCCTACAGCTTCAGCTATTTGTTGAAATTCTTTATATAGCCATCTTGTAACTTGTCTACGTGCATAATTTATTTCTTCCATCAGGCCCTTCACTACCAGCCCAGCTTCAGCTATATTTAAATCAGACACACCGTCTATCAAAGCTCTCGACACAGCAAGACCACCCGTTATATCTTCATTAACTTGTATATATTTGTCTTGACCTAATATAGCTTCAATTTCTGGTGACACTATTTTTTCGACCTGTAATGTATGATTCCAAACCACATCAAATGATTTGCTTGGGGTGTTAAATAAAGCAGCAACAGCTTCTAATTCTTCCTGAGTAGTTACAGGATATTCATCAGTTCCTATAGTTATTTTGAGGATATAATTAGATATTCCATCTAAAGTACTTAGATCAGCATCTCTCAGTGCTTTCTTATATTCAATACTATCAAAGACACGTGTTGCTCTAGGTTTCGCGTACCTTTCATATGGTTGTTTTCTGTAAGTTATTGTACCAACAAGACGTGAGTCTAGTTTATATTCCCCGCCTTTTTCTGCGGCTTCTTTCAAATCACTTGGCAATGCTTTTATTAATGCCTTTTCTTCTTCTGTCAATTCTGCAGGTGGTTTCGCCAACATAGTTGTTAATTCTGGTGGCGGTCTTAATGCTATTGATGTTTTATCAAATAATAAATTACCAGTAACTTCAACCAATTGTGGATTTAAAACTGTATAAGAAACAGGTAAATGTCCTTTTGACCATATATTCTTCTTTGCTGCTTGTTCTAATTTTTCTATCTGCTCATCAGTTTTACCGTATTTCTCTTTAGCTTCTTTTCTAAATTCTACAAGTATTTTTTCAACTGCTTCTTCTGCCTCTTGCTGAAGTTTCTCACCCGTAACTTTAGATTTCTTAGTAGACTTCTTCATCTTTTTACCAGGTATTGGAGACAAGTATGATACTCTTGGCTCGTACTTCGCTAAAACCTTATATGTAGTAACATGTCCAGTTTTAAAGAATTCTAAATAAACCCATTCAATTATTTCTTCCATATTAACATCGAAGCACCATGTGTCATAAAATTCTTTGATGTTGGCGTCATCAATATCATTTTCAAACCCTTTGGCGGCCAAATTGGCTAAAAGATTTACGACAGTGCCAACTAACGGGTCTGTATAATAATAATTATCAGCACGTTTGAATAAATTTTCGGCGGTTTCCTCGTATGGGCTTCTTTTTGCTAAATCCGTATAAGTTCTATCCAGAGCATCCCTTGTAATGGTAGCTGCCTTTTCACGAAAAACATGTGGTCTAACTGCTTCACCAGGTTTCTCAAGAAATGCCAAAGATTTTTTAGTTGGGTTTAAATAAAAAGAAGAAGTACCATCTTCATTAACTTCTATTTTTCTTATTCCAACATCAGGATATTTTTCCTGTAATGCTGTAGTTATTGTATCAACTGTATCTTCGGCCATATAATTCTCCTTATATTAAAATTGTACCTTTGGCTCTATATTTTGTATAATCTTCTAAATAACCATCTAGCCATGATTATTAATCTCCTTTAAAATGGGATAGAAATTCCTATTCCATATTTTGTTTCTCCAGTATCATCAATATTTACAGACGGACCAATAAACATATTTTCAATTAAAGGAACTACTTTCCCCAAATTATATGAAACCGGCGTTACTCCAATGGAAACTACATCTTTATCACCGGACAAAGAAAATGTAAGGAATCTCCAGACCATATCTACTTTTGTTCTGCCATATGAGAAAAAACTTACATCTATTGCTGGTGTAAAATCATCTGTGGTAAAGTTAGCGCCGAAACCCAACCGCGTGTGAAAGCGAAATTTTTTATCGGTTATCTTACGCTTAGCCCATTTGAAATCTTTGACTTTCATCTTGAATTTCTTTCCCTTATATTTTTTTATATAAGGACTTTCCACATTCAATTCGACCATTCTATCATAAGAACCGTCTTCTTTCTCTGTCATAAGAATACCAACATGAAATTCTAAAGGCATAGCATAATGCGTAAAACGGTCTTCCACTTTGTCCATATTTGGATTATAATACATATTTCCAGTTGGGATTTTTTCTCCATCAGCAGATTCCCTATCTAGTGGTATAATCACCACTTTCTTTTTTGGGTCCTCTGGAGATTCTATAACAATTAAATCTTCTTTCTTCATTTCGGCAATCGAAGAGTCTAGCCGGCCGACAATTTTACCAAGCTCATTTATTTTCTTGTTAGTGTTTTTTAAAAGCTCGCTTTTATCAGTTTTGAACTCCTTCATCATTAACTTAAAAGCTTTATCGTTTTCTACAACTTGCGCCTTCATGATGTTCTCAGCAATTCGTGTGTATTGTGTCTCCGTAAGATTACCAGTGCCCATTCTATCTAAAAAAGCACTCGCTTTAGTAAATATAAATATAGCACACACAACTAAAAACGCTGTTTTGGCTATGTCAAATAAGTTATGTTTTTCCCAAAATTTCATAATAACTCCTTATCTATCCGTATCTAAATTACCATTATTATTACCGTTATTATTACCATTTTCGGTGAGTTTGGATTTCACAATCATACGTGACGTAGCAAGAGTAATAAATCCTCCTCCTAAAAATCCAAGACCAACTGTTGCAGAAATCCAGGGTAGTTTAGTTACTTCGTTTATATTAAACATTCCCCATATTACTGGCACATATAACAAAAATAACCACTGATACTTCACCGAAGCAAAATTACGGAAAATTTTCATTAACCAAAGATCCCAAAATGATTTCCCGAACCACGTAATTTTTTCATTTTTTTCAGTCACATCTACCTCCTAAAGAAAACACTTCTATTATAACAGAGGTTACATTATTATTATTATTACTTAATTTTTTTTCTTCAAAATAGCTGCTGGATGCATATTTGGATTTGTTTTAACAATTGGAGGGGTATTTTTATTTGTAGCATTTAAAGGAGTCCATGAACTATTAGACATGTGTTGTCTAACCATCCCATCTATATTATGTAAAACAGGCTTACCGTCTTCCTCTAACTCCTTTTCAACTGTCCTCACACCATAAGCTGCAAGTATCAATGCTGAGTATAAATCTTTATTTTGTCCTTTTTTTGGTGTATCAAAATGTAGAAGACCGCTTCCAGTTTGTGTAACTATTATATTTAACATCTGCGATTTTAATGTACCAAAAACATCGTAGGTTATACTATATCTATCATCTGAAATAGAGAAAGGTGGTTCTGGAAATCTTAACCTTTTCTCTTCCAATAAAGATAATGTTGTAAAATTGGCATCTGCTATCCATGCAGGATTAAAATTAACCATTTCCAATATATGCAAGCCTTGCCGGTGGGCTTTATCTTTATCAGTCCTATCAATTATTGGCTCATGACCATCGTATCCATCATCTAATAAATCCATTATTGCTTTTCCACCGCCGCCTTTATCCATGAAAATTCTTATTACATTATAATTACTGTATATCTTTTGAATCGTGGTAGTAAGTCCTTGTGTTGTTTTATTTTTTAATTCTAAAACATTTACTATTTTATTAATCTCGCCTATTTTAATAACAACAACACCGCAACTTGCACTTCCTCCCTGATTTGGGTCTACCCCTATAATATACTTACCTGTCGGATCACCTCTCAATTCTAGGTTAAACCCGCTATCAATAGTACACTCCTCTAATAAGGAAGCTTTAAAAAATCCCTCAGAATCAGAGATCATCATCGCTTCATATTCCATCCTGAATTCATAACTAGACATAGTTCGCTTTGCTTCAATTATACTATCCTGCACCAAAAATCCTTCAGGCAAAAGTTGATACGGAACTTGGTGAACAACGTGTTTAGATTCCTCACCATATTTATCCATCATTACCCAATGATCTTTCATACGTCTCCACATATGATTAAACTTAAAAAATCCAGATGATGTCATTATCATTTTATTTACAGTGTCTTCTTCAAAATCATCTTCAGTGGCTATCCCTTGTTCTATAAGCTTTTTTTGCTGTTCCAATCTTCTTACATTTGCCATTGGTTCCAGAGCAACAGCAGCAAATGGTCTAATAACTAAGTCCAATATTTTATCAGGTACTTGGGCTAGCTCATCAACACATATCAAATAAAAACGTGATCCACGGATTTTAGCACCATCTACACCTAATGGCAGCGCCTCTATATAAGACCCAACACTACCTCCCACAGCCTTAAATCTTAAATAACTTCGATCTGTAGCACTTATAGGTTTTTTTTCACATGCTTCTCTAACAATGGAAGACTTAGCATATAGTTTCTCCACTTCAGAAAACATATATTTACTTTGTCTAAAGGAGGGACCTATTAATCCAGTTCTATAGCCTGGATATAATAAAGAGCTCAAAACAGCAAGCAATCCTTGTAGAAAAGTTTTTCCTCCGCCTCTCGAAACGACAGCAATAACATAATTTTTAAACCACATATCCTCAAAAATAATACGTTGAATAGGAGCTAAGTCAACATTACACAAATCATAAGCAGCTATACAAGGATTTTGTCTATAATAACTTACGAGTTCAATTCCCTGTTCTATTATAAGATTTGTTTTTCTGGCACTACCAACATTAATCATTATTCAACCTCATTATCATCTGTCATTTTAATATCTAAATCATATTTATTACCTTCAAATTTTTGATATTTTTCAAGAGTCTCTTTTTCTTCTTGTTTATTTTGTTTGACTCTTTTATCAAGTTTGTCTTTTTTCTCTCGTTCAAAAGCAACAGCAAGATCTACTATAGAAAATCCTCTATGTTCATGTGGATCTATTCTGTCTTTTCTTCTACTTGATAAGTTATCTTTCATTTTTTCGCTTTGTTTTCTTAGCTTTTCTATTGCAGTAGATGTGTCTATTTGTTTGTCTGCACTACCTTTACTAGCTTTAAGCAACCTTATTTCTAAAACTCTATTTGTTGCCAGACCTATCACATCATCCATATCGCTGGAAGTAAGTTCTTCTTTCTCAAAATCTCTTAGATATATATCTATGAGAGATTCATATATTTTCTTTTCTTCCGCGTCAAATATATCATCTATTGGGATTACTTCTTTTAGTATTTCTTTTATTTTGGGAGGGTTTTTAGGACGGCCCATTTTCTTAGTGCTTTTCAAATGTAATACCTCCAATTTATCCTAATTCGTCGAAAAACTTCTCGGGGTCAAGATTATTTATTTCACAAAATTCTTTAAATAATACAAGCATTTCTGGGGTCACATTGTGGCTAAAGTACTCGATATGGTTGCCACAACACAATTCTATTCGGCTTTTATTCCTTATAATTCTGTCAGTTAGTACATCGTCCAGATCATCCAACTCTGTCCTTACGTTTTGAATCCAATCACAAGTTACATCGTCATCTGCTCTACAATATTTATTTTCTAATTCTTCCGAAAGAGGATATAGTTTTTTAAAGTATATTATTAGCGATCTAGAAATTTTGTCTCTTGTTTCCTGTGTATGGCTTTGCCCTTCCTTGGACCTACTTATAGCTTGTTTGCTTTCTTCACTTAATTTAAAACCACGTGGCCTTCCTCTTTGTCTTTTCTTTCCATCTCCATTATTCTCTATATCCACTCAATCTACACCTCCTTGACATTAACATAAGCCTTACATTCGTTACATATCATACCAACTGTATTAACAGATACAGATAACACATATCCACATTCAACACACTCTACTGTCATCTGTCTTTTCGATTTAGGTGGTTTTGAAAATTTAAAAGGTAAATTTTTATGAGCATCTGCGTATTTACTTTCTCTGTGTATTTTTTCATTGTGTTTATTTACACCACCTTCAGGCTCCCATCTTCTTTTTGTGGCGCCGGGCGAAAGCTCTCCTGTCCCTAAATCAACGTTCTTCAAATCAACATTTATTGACATTATATTTCTCTCCCTACCTTTTATAATTAACTTCTATACATCTTTTACTAGCTATATAATCCGATAAATATAAACACAATTCTTCTGGCGTATATTTAGATAAGTCTTTTTTCCACTTACCAGAACTCCAAGGACCGTAGTGATACCCTACCATATTACGAATAAGTTTATGAGATTCATTACTTAATAACATAGTATCTCTTTGCACTTCATCAACTAGTTTCGCTGCTAAATCCGGATGATTTTTTACAGTATGACCACTCTTTGTTAATCCTTGTTTTCTCAAATCATGTATTATACTGGCACTCAATATCTCATCCCTGTTATTTTCACAATCAACCCCTCTACATAACTCATATGCTGTGGTGAAAACTTTTTTAGTATGCAGTACTGTACCATCAGGACCTAATTCACTAATAGGGTGATACTTCCCAGTTGATGACGCCGGACAATCTGTAAAAAAATAATTAGGTGCAGCTATTACACAAAGCCTAGTAAATTCTTTTATTTCGTCATCAAATATCAACTTTAACTCTTCTTCAAACGTCCTACTCTTTTCTTCAATCGTTACCATAATAATTTTCCTTTCCTTATATTAACAACAATTTCTCAATAGCATCAGGCGCCTTGATATCACCGTCAACTCTTACATAACTAAGGTTATTCTCATCTAAGAGGTCCAAAATATTCTTACTTATCAAATCTGACTCCTCTTCAGTTTGACCTCTTCCGTATATCTTATATTCCTTGACTCTATTGATGAACACATTAAAATTATCAAAAGAGTTATACACTTCAAGTACTAACTGTTTAAAAGAATGAAAATAATCTTCTGGTGTGTACATAATACTTTGTACTAATGGGGAATCAGTTATAATATAATCAACTTTACCAACAAGCCTTTGCATCCTGCCATATTGTTTAGCTGTTATATATAATTGGTTATCTCTCAACTCTTCAGTACGGCCAGCATAAACCATATCTTTTGCAAACTCAGTAACCAACTCTACGCTTTTTACGCGGTTGTCGGTTTTCATTTTAAAAAATAATCCTGCTGCAGTAGTTGATTTTCCTGAACCTGGACCTCCAAATAAATTAATAACTACCATAATTTATTACCTCCTTACAATACCATTACTATGATTTTCCAGGCAACGAACTCCAATAGCTACAACTTTCCTTATTTGATCTAACGCCACACTTTGGCCAAGAACACTCGTATATGAAGTTCTTGATTTATCAAGAAACTTTTGCATTATCAACAACTCTTCAGCTACTGAACGTTGATTTGGCCACTTTTCGTCTTGGTATTCTCTTTCATTGTCGATAAGTTTATATACATTTTCTCTTTCCATTTTATTCATTCCTTTCCTTTAATACGGTTTAATTGTATAATCATCTCTTTCCAAGTTTATTTTTTCTACACGAATAGTTTGGTGATTTGGGTTGTACCCTGCCTGTGGATATACACCTTCTCTATAACTACGAGGATGTTGTTCGAATTTCATAAATCTAGATTTAGCATCTGTCTGGCCAGCGATAGTATATCTTTTTCTATGTCTGATCCATTTAGGCTCTCTATATTCATCCATACTAATAGGCATTTATATTCCTCCTTATCGTGGTATATTATAACTCCTCTCGTCCTTTATATTCTGCATATTCTTCTTCCATAACAACTGTGTTAGGCTCAATTTCGTTTGCCTGCATAAAACCCATGAGATCCATAGCAAAAGCGGGTACTCCATCGCCCTCCCACTCATAACTAATAGTCATATATTCTTTCTCTCCACGTTTTACAACAACGCGTGCTGAATTATATCCATCTTTAGATTTAGATATATTCGTATACATTATTTCGTCTTTATCAACATTGATCGTTAATCCTTTATTCTTTGCTGCCATGATTAATTCTCCTTTTTAAATTTATTAAATGCTTTTTCACTATCCAATAAAAACATAACAACCGTCTTAGCGGTGCTTTTTAAATCTTCTAATGTTCCATAATTCCTCACAATAAAATCGACTTTATGGCCACCGTTTAAAGCAGTCTCAGAAATATGCTGTTCGTTGTGTACTTTATCTTTATCTTTCCGCTCGACACGGATGTGACACCCACCTCTATCAACGACAGCATCGACCTCGTTGACGTGCCTTAAATCAGTAATAATTACATTTTTATATTCTTTTTCTTCAATGGTATTAAATAATTCCTCAACCCAAAAATCATAATCTATAGTCCTAAAAAACTGGCCATACGCCTGCATAACTTCTCTTGATGTCCAATATTTTCTTTCTTCAAGTACTTCCAACCCCTTACCATCATTTCTATTACCCAAACAATAAGGCGGAGCCGATCTTTCTTTAGGGTATCTTTTATCATACGACTCCTTCTCATTACCCCAAAGTTGTTCATAAGATAAATCAAAGTCTTTCTGAACTCTGTTTTTTAATTCATGAGCATAGGCCATCTTCACATATGCCTTACCAGTTTGTTTTTGCAGTTCCTTTGCCAACATCTCTGCGAATGTATCTTTT